CTGAAAATTTCACTTAACATAGCGATTAATGGGGCGGGTACCTATGGAAAAATTTTTATTTTATTTTCTTTTCACAATCACTTTATTGCTTAGCTTATAACTTAATAGCAAGCCATACTAATAGCCATAGCAATACGAACACTGGATTAATAGCTAACAATAATATCAGCAATGCTATACGTGGACTGATGAACAACATAATAATAAATAATAATAATATAATCATTCGCTTCTCCCTTATCTTATAGCAGTAGTAGGGAATCGAACCCTACACCACGTCAGTACACCTTATTACTCTAACCAGCTGTCTTGTATAGTTGTGCCAAGGTACTGCGCAATAGCTTAGCACTTCTTCTATGGACTATACACCACTCATCAGGATAGCTGGACTCGAACCAACACCACATGTTCCCAAAACACGTATGCTACCATTGACACCATATCCTGTTATTATATGCTTTCAGCTTCTATGACCTACGACATATAATAAATAAAGGAGAACTAGGACAACTGGAATCGAACCAGTACCAGATTGCGACTCTGACTACCACATACCAATTTGGCTATATCCTATAAATAAAAGGGCTGTTAGTTGGCGACACTCATTTAACTAAGGCATTCCCGTCACCTTGCACCCTATGCTTGGCTGTCAACTCTATGACATTTAAGCACCGTCAATCAGCACACCTATTATTTTAATTCAATACGTTTAATACACCAGCTACTACCAATAAGATTGATGTAAATACACTCAATGCAATAGCTAGATAGTCATGGCGATAATACCACTCCTTAAAGTTGGTAACTGAACCTACACCATATAAAATGCCAAGAATAATCAAGGCAATATTAATTACAATCATTTATTCTCCTGACTTTCTACATAGAGTAAGATACAAAAGGCGTCTGCCATATCGTCATTAACCTTATCTTCTGGAACAATGTTATAACTATTTAGTATCTCAATACTTTGTTCTTTTCTTGCTTTGCTTTTACCTTTGATTAAGTGATAACTGCACCACATTGAATTACTTATATCAACATAGCCAATGTTATGACGGTTACGCATAACTCCTAAGAATGAACCGTTAGCTCTAATCAATGAGATGTTACCCTTAGACTTGAACGTGATAATAGGCTCTTCAATATAAATAAAGTAGTCAAATAAGTTATAATGCTCAATGACTTCTGTTATACCGTCAGCAATTATCTTTGCACGTTCCAAAGGGTCTTTACTTTTACCACCTGCAATTGAACCGACTACATACTCATTTGTTAAAGGGTTACGAAATGCATAACCAGTATTAGATGTACTGAAGTCAATAGCTAAGGCTTTGCTCATAAATCAGAACTCAATTCAACATAAAGTTCTTTGCTTAGTTCTCCGATATCAAACAAGTGTTTAACATAGTGTTCGTATTCAATCGGAGTTAATACTTCTTTTTGTGCTAAAATATGTTCTTTATTCATTTCTTTATTCTCCCTTAAAAATTAAAGCTGTATCAAGATTAATCAAACCACATTCAACAGCGTTAAGTAAGAACTCGTTAAAGTCAACTTTTGACAATGTTTCTTGCTTAAATAGTAGCTGTTCTTCTGTCATTTGCTTTCCTCTCTTAACTTCTGTATTTATTATAGCATATCCACTTTTCAGGTTTGGTTTATCCTCTGTTATGTAAACTATGATTGACTTTGTAGGCATTTTATGTTATACTCTTTATAGGAGACAACTATGGCTAGAGATAAATATTTAATGTACTTACGACAGCAAGAATACAAGAAACGTATTAAAATTAAAGTAGATAAAACAAGAGTTAGAATGAATAGAGAGTATATGAATCAGCCAGCAACAGATAAGGAAACATTAGAACTATGGAACAATCAGCCAGCAATACATTTTGATTTAGGGAAAAATAAATAAATTATATTAAAAAAATAATTGCCACCTTAGTGGCTTTTTGTTTCACGCTTGACCGCAATTTGACTAGAAGTGGCAGAAATTAAGCTCATTGTGTGTCCTGTTTGTAAAGTATGGTATCAGTAAGCGCAAGAAGCTACTGTTTGTAAGATTCCTAAAGGAGTTTCGGAGTGTTTGATAATCTTTTTATCTTGTACTGGAATTGTGAAATGTTTAACTAAATATTTTAAGAAAACAAGAGCAAAGCCCATTGTATAGCTATTTATGATTTGTAACATACTTTTATTATTTCAGTAAAACAATGTATAAAATGCTTGTAAATAGCGTGGTTATCAATAAAGCAAGTCTAAAAAACTTTGTGAACCTTGTGAAATTTAAAAAAGGGCATGCTATAATATAATAGATAGGAGAATAAATGGAAGATAAAGAATTTTTGATTAAAAAAGTAGAAGTATTAGAATCAGCAATCAAACAAATAGCAGTGATCCAATATGAACTGGATAAAAAGCTAGGAGAATTAGAGGGATTAGAATAATTTACATAACATAGGATAACTCAAAGTGTAAAATGCAATATGTTAAAATATAAGTATCTAATATTTGACAAGTGAAAATGTCTATGTTATTATTATCTAAGTTAATTAAATAGTTAGTTGCTGAATGACTTGTAACTAATGTAAGTAGAGAATTCAACATTGAATAAATTTGAACATATCGAAAGTCATTTATAATCTTACGCTTGAGGGTCAGGATAGTTGCTTAAAACCTAGACTCAATTGAAAATGTGATTACTTTACAAATAGCCTAGAGCGTAGCATGAAATAAAAGATTATGAGTTCCATGAGTGTCGTGAACAGAAACACTCCGTGACGCGTAGAAGTCTGACAGAGTTATTTATGGAAAAGTTTTGAAATTAAGTTTCTTTTCTTTTAACTTGCTGGGATTATACGACACGATAAGGGCTAAGGGCTATCTAAAAAAGTAGCACAGAATAGAATTTAATATTTGACAAATGTAAGATAATTTGATACTATGATATAAGAAAAGGAGAAAATATGAAAAACTTTAACACAACTCAATCATTAGAAGAGGCGATCGAAACAGCTAATGAAATCGAACGCAAACTTAAAGAATGTGATTTAAAAAGCATGACAGACGAAGAAACTTTAAGAGAAATTTCTGATTTAGCTAATGAAATTGATTTATCTTGGTTCAAAAATAAATAACAGTAATTTATGATGATGAAAATGGAGAAAATAGATGAGTTATACAACAAAACACAAACCTTACAAACTAAAAAGTATTAAATGTAATGGCTGTGGCTGGTCAATATCACATTGCATGGACTTAAAAAAAGAACAACTTAGAATAAAAAGTTTAAAAAAAGAAGTTGTAAAAGAATATATCCATGTAGATAACCCTAAATGTAAACATTGCATTAAATAGCACTTAAGGCTTGACTTTTCAAGTCTTTTTTGCTATTATATACTAAAGGAGAAATAAATGACTAGCCTATTTGATAAAGTAAGCACAGCTAAAGAACTTAAAGAATCAGAAGACTTTTCAGGCAGTTTACTTTGGAATGTACAAGATATTTTGCCTAAAGGTTCACTCGGTCTTATAACAGGTAGTGAGAAGAGTATGAAGTCATCACTAGCTCAAGATTTAGCGCAGGCAATGGCACTAGGAGAGCCGTTCGCTGGAAGAGAAACAACTAAAACTAACGTGTTATTTATTCAGAATGAAAATAGCAGGCTGACAGAACATCAACGCTTGATAGGTTCAAGAAGAGATAGTCCTGATAACTTATATTTCTTACATGGTGGAGCTTTCAAACTTGATACATGGAAATATGACAGCCAAGGAAAAAAGCACAATGTAGGGCTTAGAGAGTTATATAATTTCATACTAGAAAAAGACATTGGTCTTGTTATCTTAGACCCTCTTAAAGACTTGTTAGAAGATAATGAGATAATCAATGCAAACCAACCAATGGCAGAAGTCCTAAGAGGAATCACTAGCCTTAGAAATACTTTAGATATGAAGCACGACAAGTATGTGACCTTTATGATTGTGGCACATGCTAGAAAACAGGTTGGAGAGCAATCTTTAACAGAACGTGACTTCCGTATCATTCCGAGCCATATATTAGGAGCCACAACTATTTCTGCATGGTACGAGATAGCCTTTACTATGTCGCCAAAGATTAATAGCAAAACTAAAAATGGTTATTCTGTTATGAAAGTATTTGCTCGAAACTTTGCTTTCAATAATGAAATTCTTTGGGGATATGTTGGTTCGGCTTTTACATCAATTGAACAAGATAAAAAAGAACCTGATAGCGAACTAGTTGAAAAAGTCAAAAGGGAAACTCCAATCGAAACAACGAAAGAATCAGCACAGGCTTTTTTAGACTTAGCTAAAAAACAAGGAAAGGTAACAGAAAATGAGTGAAAAATATTACGTAGTTAAACTTAGCAAAGAAGTAAAAATTGATTTTGGAGGGCTAGATTATATAATAGCTTTTGGTTATGAAAAAATAGAAGAAGATATGTACAGACACGGACACACACCTATATTGATTACACCAAGCAAAGAATTGGCAAAAAACACACTGAGAGCGTTAAATGAACAATTACGAAAACAAAGCTATTAATTTACATGCAGAAGTTTACGGCTGGTTATATCGTGCATTAGAAGAAATGATAAAAGTAGAATGGAATAATGATGAGCTTTTTAAAGTCTGGCTTGGTCGTGCTGAATTTCTAGTCAGACAGTCAAAGAAATTGCATAACGCTTGCGAAAATGATTATTCTAAACGTGCATTGATTAGAGCATTGCAGTTAAAAGCAGAAATAAATAAAAAAATAACATCTAATGCTTTACAATAATAAATAATTTTGGTATAATAATATATATAGAAATAAAGGAGAACTATAAATAGTGGTTAAATTAACGCAAGAACAAGCTGATTATCTTAAAACCTTTGTCTGTAATGATAGAGCTTTCCATTATATCAGTCGGTATGGTTGGAACCATTATCTTAAAGACGGTAATGGAAAATGTTATGAAAAAGGCGAAAAAGAACCATTTACTCTTGATGAAAAAGGAAAAATGTTAGACGCTGTTATTAATGGTTATGAAGTTATTGTTCCTAAATTTAAGTTTTATAACTTTTCTGATAAGACTAGGTTTGCACCTTTATATTATGCTGGAGAAGAAGAATTAACTAGTGATAAAGAATTTGCAAAAGAGGTTGAAGAAAATAGCGAAGAATATGTAGCTTTGAAACTTTTAGGCTTCATTAAAGAAGAAGTATGATAACATCTTTTGAATCACTAGCTGAAAGGCGATTAATGGCTCTTAATTATCACAAAAAGGATAGTCAGCAGTACATCAATAGCTTAAATTATTTTGAATATGCTAGAATATACTTCGAGAAAAATGGCTTTCCTGATGATAACAGACGAGTTTACCAAAGTGGCAAGCGAAAAGGTCAAAAAGTTGGCTGGTCTGATAAAGAGGAAAAACAGCAGAAAGAAGATATTAGAGAGTTCATATATGAAAAGCAACTACAAAAGTTTAAGGGCAGAAGAAAAAGCAAGTAAACATTATGCTAGAGGCGTCAGGAAGCTGTCTAAAGAGCTTGAAGAGATGAACGTGACAAAGTATAGGGTAGAACCTAACGAGTGCCTGTATGGCTTAATAAATGACTTGTGGAACTACTGGGACGACGGATACATTTTACCAATGCTTAAGTATAATATTGAAATTACAAGACAAGGCGATGTATTCACTGTGGAAAGAGGAGAAAATGAGCGAAGTTGAAACTTTTGTTAAAATTGAGGGTTTTGAAAAATATGAAGTGTCTAATCTAGGTAAAGTTAGAAATATAAAAAGTGGAAGAATACTTAAACCTTGGATTGTTCCAAATGGATATTTAATGCATCAATTATGCGAAAATAATAAAAAGAAAAATCTGTTTTTGCATAGAATTATAGCGACTGCTTTTATAGATAACCCTGAAGAAAAGCCTCAAGTTAACCACATTGATGAAAATAAGTTAAATAATGATTTAAATAATCTTGAGTGGTGTACTGTAAAAGAAAATAACATACATGGTACGAGAATGAAGAGAATTGCTGAAAAACACTTTAAAAAAGTTATTCAACTAGACTTAAATGACAATGTATTAAATGAATTTGAATCAATGGTACAAGCAGAACAAGAAACAGGAGTTTCAAGAAGAAATATAAGCAGTTGTTGCAACGGAAAAAGAAAAAGTGCTGGCCGCTTCAAATGGAGAAAAAAATGAGCGTATTTGAACAACTTAATGCAATTAATGTAAATAGTAAAGTCGAACAAAAAAAGACAGGTAAAACTTCTCTAAGTTATCTATCTTGGTCTTGGGCTTGGGCTGAATTTAAAAAAGTTTGTCCTACTGCTACTTACGAGATTAAAAAATTTGATGACGGTAAAGGGAAATTAGTTCCTTATTTATATGATAATTCTTTAGGCATTATGGCATTCACTTCTGTTACGGTTGATGATATCACACATGAAATGTGGTTACCAGTAATGGACGGAGCTAATAAGGCAATGAAGTTTGAATCTTATACTTATAAGACTAAGTTCGGAGAAAAAACTGTTGAACCAGCTTCAATGTTTGATGTAAATAAAACCATTATGCGTTGTTTAGTTAAAAATTTAGCTATGTTTGGACTTGGTTTATACATATATTCTGGCGAAGACCTTCCTGACTTGTCAGAAGAACAGAAAGAGCTTGAAGCAGAAAAACAACGACTTCGTGAGATCCAACCACTTATTAAACGAGCTGAACAACTAGGATATAAAAATATCGATAGCTTGAAAGATAAGACTAAAAAAGAAATTACTGACATCATGACAATTTGGCTAGCACAACAAGAAGCAGAAAAAGGGGAATAATTAAATGGCAATCATCACAGTTACAGCACAAGCGAACGAAAAAAATACACGAACAGTAAGCACAGCAAAAGGCGACAAGAAAATTATTTCAGTACCATTGTTTGAAAAAGAAAAAGGTTCTAACGTAAAAGTTGCGTACGGTTCGGCTTTCTTGCCTGACTTCATTCAATTAGGAGACACCATAACGGTAAGCGGTCGTGTACAAGCTAAGGAATCAGGCGAGTACGTAAATTATAACTTTGTTTTCCCTACTGTTGAAAAAGTGTTTATTCATGACGGAAATGGCGCACAAGCACAAGCTAAACAAGATTTATTTGGAGGAGCTGAACCGATTGAAGTTAATACTGAAGATTTGCCTTTTTGATAGAAAGTCGGTTACATGTACACAGCAGAAGAGAGAGAGCAAATTATCGACATCGTGGATAAGATGAGCTTACTAAGACAAGACTTTGACGGAGCTTTCGCTTGGATCAAGGAAAACGTATCAATGCCATTTGACTTTGACGGAGAACAGCAATTTATATCAGACTTGAAACAGCTAGTTAAAATTAATGCTTTGAAGTTTGGTAAAATATATGAGGGAGTATTAAATTGACAACATTAAGAGAGCTACACAAAAAACTTAAAATTAAACAAACGCTTGACAACTATGTACGCAATACAAATAAAAAATATAAATATAATCTTGTCCCTGATGAAATTCTTGGCGAGGGAATGGCTAAATTAATCGAACTTAACACACAAGGTAAACTTGGACGACACGCACAGCAGATTGCTTACATCAACCATAACTTGAGCTTACAGCGACAAAAGGAACAACTGGAACAAGCTAACGAACGACTTGCTAAACGTGCAGAGAAAGCCCAAAAATTGCTTGATACGGAGCTTCTGAAAGATAGTTACATCGAAACGCTGGAAATGTTTAGTAAATTCAATTCCGGTATGAGTAGCTTATTCGGCGAACTTGAAACTCCTGACAAAGTGATTGAGTTTATGGAAAAGAACGGAGTAAAACAAGGTAAATGGCTACGACCTCAAGGGGTAGACGCTTGGTTCAAAGAACGAATCATTTGGTTCAAGAATAAATTGAAAGAACAATAATTAATGATAAAAACTTTTTGCTTGACGGCTTAGAGTTTTTTTGCTATAATAAATATATAAAGTTAAGAAAGAGAGAAACAACAATGAGCGAAAACATTAGAACAGCTAAATTACTTTTAGCAGAATTCAAAAACGACCTTACAAGAGAACAATACGAAAGCTATCAATTAATGATTGAAGCACTTGAAGAATTAAGAAAAATTGAGAAAACAGACAAATAAAAAATTATTAAATAAAGGCTTTAGGCTTGACAGCTTAGAGTTTTTTTATTATACTTAATACATCGAGTTAAGAAAAGGAGTTACGACAATGGAATTAAAAGAATGTATCACTTGCGGAAGTCACAGCATCACTAATGGTAAATGTGATTATTGTAGAAATCAGTACGAAGTAAATGAAGACAAAATATTTTATGGTAATTCAACAGAAGATGATTCATCATCAGATGAGGATATAACTTTTCAAGAAACTCATGCTGGTAAACTAATACTAAAAATCATGATCTATACTTTAGTTTCTATTGTTTGGTTTGCAGTAACTGTATTTATCCCACCGCTATTCATAATAACAATTATTTTATTAGTGGTCCATGGCACTTATTGCTTGACAATTAAAAAGAAATAGATTATAATAGCATATATGAGTAAAGGAAAAATACAAATGGATATTGTAAACAAAACAGTTGAAAAACTCCAAGAAGAACTAGAGAGTTGTATTCAAACATTGATTAAAGCAAGCGTAGCAGCAAATATCACTCAAGATATTGTTGTAGGAAACATTGTAGACAGAAAGCTTGCGGACCTAGCTAAAACCCATAAACTTGCAGTTGATTATATCGAAAAAGTGACTGGAAAGAATATTGATGTTGTATTAGCTGAGAATACAGTACTTGAAGCAATCGAGGTAGAGTAATGAACATTGAATCAATAATTGGTAAAGTTATTATAATAGCACTAGTCGGAATTGGACTATATTCTTTTTTTGCATTAGTTGACTTGATTAGAACGAAAGGAAGTAAATAGATGAGATACAAAAAAATAGATGATTTAATAGTCTTTGAAAACGGAAAAATTTATAAAGAAATGAAAAACAAATGTAAATTAACTGGGTTAACAAAATCAAAAACTGGTTATTTAATGGTATCCGTAAAAGGGAAACGTATGTATGTTCATAGACTTGTTATGTTGGCTTTTCATGGTAAGTCTGATTTAACTGTTGACCATTTAAATATGAATAAACAAGATAACAGACTTGAAAACCTTGAATATGTAACTGCTGTAGAAAATATAAAACGCGCTCTTGGTATTAAAGTAAAATGGAATGGAAAGGAATTTAGAAGCTTCAGCGATTTAGCTAAATACGTCGGAGTTTCACATCAATCAGTTTCAAGAAATTATAGTAAAGGTTATAAACTGAAAGGATATATAATAGAGGTAGTAAAGTGAAGTTAAAACAATGCAGGTTGAACTGTTTACCGAATACGATGAACCTAAGTTACTAGCACTTATAGAAAAATGGAATAAATTTTACCAAAACAGAAAGACAAAGAACAGTTAATATTTGACAAAGTGAAAGCAATTTGATAGAATGTAATTATGAAAGAGGTGCAGAGATGACAACCGAAGAAATAGTACAAAACTATCAAGTGAAATTGTTAAAGATTATATTTAAAGAGATTGATAGCCTGATGAAGAAAAAAGAAAAGGCTGATATAAACGCACAAAAACTTGCTGAAAATGGTAATACTGTCAGAACATCAGCTTATTGGAAGTCAACAGGAAATGCAGAGTTTTACATTAAAGAGATGTATGAAAAGTTGAGTGCTTTAGCTGAAATTGATAGACTATTCCATTGGTCAAGTCGTTTATATCAAGAACAATTGCAATTTGTCAGTAAATACCCTAAAGTAATGGAAAAATACAGACAATCAAACTAAGGAGAACAAAATGAAAGATACAGTAAAAACTTTAATGATAATTGCATGTGTTGGCTTTACACTTATCGCTATCACTTGGATAGGTATGCTTGCGACGTTGCTTATTACATGGCTTGGAGGCAATATATAATGAATTTTAAAGAAAATAAGCATTATGCCAACAAATACGGTGTGGAACTTAACGAATACTTGAAACATAACTTTAACTATGAAGAGCTTGCAGGTTGGTATACAATGCAGGTATTGAAGTATCTAGTAAGAGCTGGTAAGAAAGAGGGCGAAAGCTACGACAAAGACCGTAAAAAAGCCTTAGACTATGCAGGAGAACTTGCTAACTTAAGTAACGATAATGAGCTTACAGAGTACACTACTGACGATATTATGGTCTTTATACAAGAACTAGCTGATGATTTTGAACGCTGGGAAGGAATAAAATGAAAGTAAAAGAATTAATCAAAGAGCTAGAAAAGTTTGACGAAGAAATGGAAGTTCAATATTTTTATGAACCATGTGGTGGAACTATGCCTATTACAGAAGTTTCTATTCAAAACGAAGATTATGAAAGTGATGAAAAAGAAGTAATTGTTTTTTCTTAAAAGAATGAAAGTTTATGTTTGACAGCATTGACTTTTTTTGATAAAATAGTCTTATAGAAATGAAGGAGAACGAAACAATGATAGTATTAACAACTAGAAAACAACAAATCGTAGAAGAATATGGAATCAACACAACTTTCACAGAAGAACAAATGAAAGATAAAGAGTTTAGAAGAAAATGGACAATGTACCTATTAAGCATTCAATATGATGTAAGTGGTGCTGAAATTCCTGAAGAAGTATTACAAGAAGAAGCGGATCTAATTTTTGGTTAAAAGAACAAAGTTAATGTTTGACAGCATTAGCTTTTTTTGATACAATGGCATTATAGAAATTAAGGAGACGCAAATGGAAAAATACAACGTTAAGCTGATGAACAACAAAAAAGGATATTTGAATTCTTTTAAAAATGAGCTAGGGGAAAAGTTCATCTTCCTAGGGTTCAAAGAAGAAAGAAATAACTTCAAGTCAGAGTTCACTAAAGAAGAAATTAAAGCGATTGATGAAAGATACTTAGAATTTATTGAAGAGGTCTAAGTTAATTCTTGACAAATATAAAGTAATTTGATAATATTGTCTTATAGAAAGGTGGTTAAATAATGGCAATGCGAAAAGATAGGGAAATAATAGCTTATAACCCTATTACAGAAGAAGAACTACACTTTAGTTGTAAAGCTCAATGTGCTAAGTATTTCGGTCTTAAAGCAAGTACAGTCGTCAAGTGGTTCGATATTGGTAGACCTATAATTGAACTGCTAAGAGAGCAAGATAACAAGCAGGTGGCAATTGAAAAGCAAGATAAGCTAAAAGGCTTTGAATTATTTACGATTAAGGAGTGGTTAGATTATGTGTAAGAAACGGAAATACACAAAAATGGGCGCTTTATATTCAATAGCAAATGCCCAGCATACTAAAAAGAGTAAGAAAAATAAAGAGGATAAAATACCAGTTAGAGCTTATTATTGCAAACGGTGCTCATGTTATCACTTATCAAGTCAGCAAAGGCTAAACATCAAGACAGGAGTAATTGGATAATGAAAGATGAATTTACATACTACACAGTATCTTGGATATTGGAAAAAGAAATTAAATCACGTAAGTTTTATAATAAAAAAGAGGCTTTAAAATGGAACGAATTACTTCCAGAAGAACAAAGATATGAAGTTAAAAAGCATACAGAAATAATTGAGGTTATAGCATAATGACAAACGAAGAATTATATGAAAGAATTACTAACGTACTAAAAGAAAAAGGCAGTACACTCAGCCAACTTGAGTTAAAAATTAAAATTGAAACAGGTAGATCGCCTAACCTATACATTGCTAAAAATAAAAAAAGATTGCCTAAGGTATTTGTATATCCTTATTTAAAAGAGTTCTTAAATGATGATGAAATGCACGATCTTACGCTTAAAAAAATGGATAGTGCAGGAGTTGGAGGAAAGGCTTTTGACTTATTAGATGAGATATTATATAGCTTAGAGCCAAGTGAAGAATACCTGTACAAGCAACGGTTGAAACGTAAAATGCAAAGGGAGGTAGTAAGATAATATTACATAAGTATACAAGTAAGATTAATAGTTCAAAATATCCACAGTCAACAGCTAGAAAGATTGCTAACGACTTGAACAAAAAAGACCCTTTTAATAATTATCTAGTCAGCTTTGAGTTAGGATCTAAACGGTATATTATTGAAAAATTTGAAATTATAGGAATGAATAGATGAAGCGTTACTACGTAGAAGAAGATGACAATGGCAAAGAAATTAAGCGAAAACTTACAACTTTTGCTAATGACGACTTAACACAGCTTTCAGATGATGAACTAGAAACATTATATTATGAATCATCGGCTCAATTTTTAGCTAAAGCAATGCACTTTATGAAGATTGAGAATGAACTGTTTTCAAGAAAGAATGTAATTGTAAGTGATGAAATTCTAATAAATACTGGCAATAATATTATTGAAGCCATTAATCAGGTAAGCAATTGAAACATAGAAAAGAGTATAGCATGAAAAAAGAAGCACAAGACGCACAATGGTTTATTTTAAAATTAATCGGTAGTCACTTAGAACAAATGGCTGTACATGAATTGAAAATTAATGATGTTAATTCTAAAACTTCAATAGACTTATGGAACTATTATAAGTTATGGAATGAAGAACTAGAACAATTATACAAACAAAATAGTTTTTATATTAAAAATGGCGAATATGATAAAGTTGAAACGCCAGAACGACAAGAACCGCCAAAATTTTAAGAAAAGATTTAATAGAAAAGAGCATGGCATGAAATATGAGATTTGGTATAGCGCAATGGACGGAGATTATTATAAAACAAGCGACACGCTAGAAGAAGCAAATAATGATTTTGCGTTTGTATTAACAATGTATAGGCTTGTTCCTTTATTTGAAATGCGTTTAATTGAAATTGATTCACAGGGCGAATATAAAGTTATTAAGTCATTTAAAAATATGAAAGCAAATAATAAAGACATAGTTATGGCGAAAGCATATTATAATTCACGTACACGTAAAGGAGAATAATTATCTTTATTTTAACAGACGATACAATTAGAAGTATTGTACTAATTCAGCAAGCTCATAAAAGGGCAAATAACAACTTTAATGATATTGTGGCACAATTATATCAACAAGAGTTTAAAACGCAAGAGAAAGCAAAATATGAGCATATAAAGCAAGCTAAGGAGAAAGCACTTGAAGAACAACGAATTAGTGAAGAAAATAAACGAAGAGTTAAAGCTGAAAAACGAGCCGAAGCTGACAGAATCGCAAGAGAACATGATAAGGCAACTGAACAACTTGACACCGAAAGGACGCAAGAAGTTAGTGGAAAAGATGAAAATGAGGGAGCTGTACCAAACGAAGCAATTAATGGCAATGTTGGGGCGGATTGGTCTAGCGTAAGTCCAGAAATAGCTGCGAATTATATAGCAAGCAAGACAGGAGTAAGTGCTGGTAAATGGCTTGATGTTATTTATAAGGAATCAAGTGGAAACCCTTATGTTACTAATCCGATTGGATGTTATGGGCTTCTTCAAATTAACCAAAATTCACATGGAAATGTTTCTGGGATGACACCACAAGAATATTTGGACAAAGCAGTAAGTATATATCAAGGTTCAGGAGGTACAGCGTGGGTAACATGGTAAAATATAGAATATATGAAGAAAATTATATTATTTTAAGTAATGGCGAAGTCTGGAAAATTCATAAGAATCATTACAGAAAAATGAAACCTAACAAAAAGAAAAACGGATATTGGAATGTCTCGATAAACAATAAAGCGACCCTTTTGCATAAAGTTATAACTAGAGCTTTTCTTGGAGATACAACCTTAACAGTAGACCATATAGACGGAAACAAAAACAATAATAAACTAAGTAATTTAGAATATGTTACGCAAGCCGAAAATACTAGAAGAATGTTTGACAGGACTGGTACGGATAGGTGTTCTAAAATAGGTAAAAAATATAGTTCTAAAAAAATAATTTGGAATGACATTGTATTTGAATCTGTTAGTGAGTTTTGTAGAAAAACAGGGTATAAAAGTACATCTGGGATAGCCAAGAGTGTTAGAAAAGGCTGGAAAGTAAAAGGGCACTTAATATCATATTTATAAAGAATGAAATAACAAAAGTAACCAAATAAACAAAGAACAAAAAATAGAAAGTAGGATATCTTCAATTACAAAAGAAAACCACCAATTAAGGTGGTCTTTTTTATTTTATGGTTTAGTTGCGTTTGGTCCAAATTCAGCGTCTAGTTCCACTTGTAACATGGTATCTTTAGGCAAATTAAGTTTACCCCATTTGTTTTGATAGTTTTCTAACATGCGTGTAGATCGTACATAGCGTACTGATACTCCATTAGATACATAGTAGCGTTTTGTGTCTGTACAATAAATAAGATACATTTCGATTTCCTTTTCGTTTTGTTTGCTTTCAGTTTTCCCTGTAAGGCGTTTGCTTAGTTCTGCAATAAAATATGAGCGACAACTTTCTAAAGTTCCACCATGGACTTCTACTGACCGTCTAGGGCATGAAGTAGATGATAGTTCTTGATGTAACTTGACTGTATCACGATTAGGAGTTAAGCTCCACTGTTTCATATACTTAGCTACGTCGTCTAGTACCGCTTGTTCGTTCTTCAAGAACTGATTTAAATCGCCCTCTGATTGGCATACTTCCCAACTAGCATAGTTAGCATTACCGTATGAGTTAGCGCAATGCCATGCCTTGTTAGAGAAGTCAGAAGCCTGTAAACGTCCGTCAGAAGCGATATAGACATGAGCAAAACCATTTTCAGGGTTATGTGTAGGTAGCCAACTATTATAGAAACCAGTGTTAGCACCATTTGAGCCTGCGTCATTGTGAATCACAACCCCAGTAGGGTTATGACCACGCACACCAGCATTAGTTATATTCATTCTTTTTTATCCTCCGTTTGTTCGTTCTCTACATCTGGAATGTTTACACCATTCTTTTTGATAATCTTAATCAAACCAGCAAACATAGGACTGATACTTGCGATTAAGTAAATAAATTGTCCTACGAAGTACAACAATCCTATGTTAATCACTGTTTTAGCGATATCAGAAGTTGAGGGTGTTTGTGTAAAGTAAAAGACTGCATATAAAACCCATAGCGCGAAGACTACCGTCAAATCAATCACAAGTCTACGTTTAAAAGGTGGGTTCATTGCTTCTCTATCTTTAACCCATGTAGCGAATAAAATCGCTAAAATTAAGATAGTTATTAAAATCATTCTAGTTACCATTATATTTTGCTTTCTATTTGTTTACAATAAAGGCGCTGATAAAGCGAAAGATATTGTTTTTCCGTTCATTGAAGTGTTGTTTGGATTACCTACTGCAATACCACTTGGAGACATATTGATTAAAGACAACGACAGGTTACCATGAGAGTAAAATGTACCACTAGAATCAAATTGAGGTAGATTTGTTCCAAAAGCAGGTGGGAAAGTGCCAACCGGAACAATGAAATTCGGTGCGACATTTGGCACAGGAATGCTATTTCCTCTAACGTAAATTACACCATTAATAATTCTTGCCTGTAATATTCCAGTTGAACCTACTCCACTAGCCCTATTTAAATCAGTCCAAGGAATATCCTTTTTATTGACTAGGCTATTAATAATAACATCATCAAGTAAAGTATGTTCAGTTGGTTGCTCAGCACTTATAACACCAGTACCGTTAGTAGTTCTAATATCTATCACAACTTTAAGTACACCTGAATTATTATTTAAATCAACATTATTGCTATTGTTTGAAGTTTCAGCCGATAAAGTAACAGGGTGTGCTGTTTGAGTTAAGTCAATATTTGCATGGATATAATTGACTGCATTTCCTTTTAAAGCTACAGTTTCGTTTAATAGTTCAAAATATCTTCCACCAGCAATAATTGAAGTATTAGTATATTGTACATTAAGAGCTGTATTTAACGGACTTGTCCAGTCTTTGCGCCTGATTGTTCCATAGTCCATTCCAGCCAACATCATGTATAGTTTTCCGTCATTATTAGAACCGACTGGAAACTCTGTACCGTTTGGACTAAAGAATGTAAAGTTTTTAATTGTCATTTTTAACCTTTCTTGAAATTATCTTCGCTTTATCTAAAACTGGGTTATCAGTAATTGACAGCTCTAATAATCTAAATTTTCTACCGCCATACGGATAACCACCAATTGATACAAATTGACCGACCTCATACAAGAGCGTAGTTTCAATTCTAAGCGAGTTTTCACTATTATAATATACTTTACCAGATAAAAGTTCTAAGTGGTCTTTACGTAGCTCTCTGTACCCTGTGAAGCTATCTATTCTATATTTGTCTCCGTAAGTAGCTACATACTCATATAACATTTGGTTTGTCTCCACTTTCTACAAAAATAAGTCTATCATTGAACTCTGTTTTAACTCTATCTGCTATATACCCTGAATACAGTTTACCGTCATACCATATATCTACCAAGTCATTAACATATAAAGGCAAAAGCTCATTTTGGTTGAAAATTAATCTTGTGACGATTGTAGAGGGCGAAACTTCTGCTTTAATGGTTGAGATATCTGGAGGGTTTCCGTGTTCATCTCTATCATAAAATAATGTTTTTGCTGTCCTTACTTCTGGCAAGTCTGTTCCGTCTCCGCCATAAGTACTATAGTCAATGACATCTCCATTATTTTTTGCTGTGTACATTTTAGGAGGGTCTGTATAGTCGTCTGTTGCCTTATTTTTAACAAACACAACAGCAAAATTATAAGCCGAACGTTCTGTTATTGTTTCCGTGTCCATTGTCACGCTTTGCTTAATATCTACCCTTGTCGTGATTCTATTTCTATTCCAGCTTCTTGAAGCAAAGTTAATGAATAACAAGTTTCTAGGGTCTGCTTCAGATGAAGCGTGTTGAATTGTCGTAGTTGGTTGAAATTGAACCTTTGAAAATATCCTTTTTGCTACGTCATGAGCCGATGAAGTTTCTGCTTTACGGTTAATTGTGGCCTTTCCTGCAAAGATAGTTGAATTAAAGAAATAACCATAACTCATTAAATTATTTTTACGAGGGTCAATCAAATAATCAATGATAGCAAAGTTTGTCGTTTTAGTTATTGCGTTTGGAACATCAAGGCTTTCAATCATTGCCCAAAAATAGTTCTTTAATGTGGCTTTATTGCTTTCATCTACATCTGTGACAAGGTAAACCATATCTAAGTTCAGCTTTTTCTTTTGACCTAGAGCCTCCTCAATTGGAACAACTTCAGGAAAAAGAATTTGAACAATATCGCCAACCTCTACTGAAACAGTCAACGTAGCTGATGAAGTATAAAGATAGCCTGTTTCCCACAGTTCATAGTTAATAACTTGACATCTTGCTCTTGGTATCGGCAACCCTCTTTTTTCTTTTTTGCCATTAGGAAGGTTAAAATCAGATATATTATAGTAATTCGGATTAAAGTTATCATAAATATTGGCTTCTAACATTAAACGAAGTCCGCCTTTCTCTTGACTTTAAACTCTGCCTTACTTAAATTGATTAGCTCCATTTGACCTTTTTCAATTATACGAGTTCTGTATCGTTCAAAGTCCATTACAGGGAATAAATTTAGAGCAGTTGTCCCCTTCCAACCTTGATAAGTTTCGTCATTTACATCTGTATTTATTAAAATGTAGTCTTGTAATTCTTCCGTCTTAAATGCAATTGCAGTATATTCATTTCCAATATCGTCTAAAAATCTAACTCCAGTGGGTGTCTTAGGAAGTTGAGGATATAATATCCCCATAAAACTAAATATTTCGTCTTTTATATCCCAGCGACTTAAACGTTCTATATTTGTTTCTCCATAATAAGTGTAAGAAGTTCCTTTGATATACTTATAGTCTCCTGGTGCTGTTCCTCCATAAATTTTAGACTTACCAGAAAGAACTTTTCCATTTTGAATTTTGTCAAAAGTTAAATTTTCGTAAGTATACCACTTTGTGATTATATCAAAAGTTATCTTTTCGCTGAAAGTTCCGTTCTTACCGTAACCCTCTGTCTTTGTGACATCTGCTAAAGCTAAATCAGCATACACCTGAAAAATCTCTGTTTGATATTCAAGTGTAACGAATTTTTTGCTAAGAATATCATTCACGAAGTCTTTCATTAACCGATAATTTTCTTCTAAACTTTCACCAAACGTTTCTAATTTAAACTCTATTTGAGGCTGTTTAATTGAGCGTGTCCCCATTACTCCAATACCATTACTTTGCCAGATATTACTAGTTGATTGTAACCCTAAATTAGAGGGCTGGTAAAATCTAACTTTTCCATTTGTAACATCCCAAACTTTGTCGTCTGTTCCGTCTAAGTTGGTATGTATTTTATACTGTCTTACCATTAAGCCCTCCCTAGGTCAAATTCTCGTCTGATTGCTCGTGCTAAATTAGAAACATCTTGACCAGCACCACCTTGTACATTAAATGTATTATATGTTCTATTGTCGCTTGAAACGCTATTTGTGCTTAAACCGTAACCGCTAGAAGATAAGTTAAATTCTGGTAAACCTACCACCATAGAACCTTTGAAAAATTTGCCAAGTTTACTTGCAACCCAATCAATTGACCCTTTAATATTTTTGATTGTATCTGTTACACCGCCTAGAACTCTGTCTATCGTGTCTTTGATTCCTCCGAATATCCCACTAAAGAAGTCTCCGAGCCCTTTAAATACTCCTGTTATTGCGTCCCAAGCATTTGAAGCAAATTTACCAAAAGCATTGAATACGCCACTTACTACATCTTTAGCACCATTGAATACTCCACTAAAGAAATTACCTACTCCGTTGAATACACCTGAAATTGCTCCCCAAGCGTTTGAAGCAAAGCCACCAAGAGCGCTAAACACTCCGCTAACGACACTACTAACGGAATTAAATATACCGCTAAAGAAGCCTGATACTGCGCTCCATATTGACTGAACTACTCCCCAAGCACTTGAAGCAAAACTACCGATTGCGCTGAAAACGCTAGATACAACTCCACTTACAGCGTTAAATATTCCACCAAAGAAGCCAGCTACTGCACTCCATACACTAACCAGTACATTCCAAGCTGAACTAGCAAAGCCACCTATGGCACTGAATACTGTAGAAACTACTGAACTAACTGCGTCGAATATTCCACTAAAAAAGCCAGTTACTCCGCCCCATACAGATTGAATGCCACCAATAACAGTTGTCCATAGGGTAGTAAAGAATGTTGTTATTCCATTCCAAATGTTTTGGATACCTTGTACAATTCCGATGAACCAATCAACTAATCCTTGCCAGATACCTTTCGCTCCGTCAACTGCTCCATTCCATATATCAGCAAACCATTGTCCGATACCGCTAAAGAACGAAACTATTCCGTCCCATGCACTCTTCAAGAAGTCTACAAAACTAGCCCAAGCCTTTTTACCTGTTTCGGTTTGAGTAAAGAAATAAACTAGACCAGCAACGACAGCGGCGATTGCTATTCCAAGAAGTACAAATGGGTTGACAGCCATTATAGCATTGAAAGCCCCTTGTATAATTGTACCAGCTTCAACAATCTTATTGTATGTCTCATAAGCCTTAATGATTCCGTTGATAACTTTCATAGCAACGAAAGCACCAGCTAAAGCAACTAAAGCTACTTTTATTGCGTCCATTGCGCTTTTACTTTCACTAATTTTACCAATGAAGTCAGCAATTTTTTTCGTGATATCAGCGAACTTATTAGCAAGTGAAGATATTGTGTTTGCTACATTTTCAACAGAAGTCGAATTTTTTGAAGTAGATTCATCAACTCCAGCAAAAGATTTTATAAGGTTACCAATAATTCCAATTACCGAACCGAACGCACTTTTTAGATTATCCCATATAGCAGAAAATTGAGTTATCGCACCATTTTGTTGTAACTGTTTGAACAAGTCTTGGAAATACTTAACTACATTTTCTATAGCTTTGCCAGCACCTTTGCCCCAATCGTCCATTTTATCAATTAAAGCATTGATAACAGGAGTTAAAGCCTCAAGTGTAGGAATTAAGGCTTGTGATAAATCTTCATTAAAACCAGACCAAGTGTCCCTTATTGTTTTTGTAGCACTGCTTGAACCGTCTGCTGCTTTTTGCATAGCCTTATCGAGCATATCCATTGAGACAGCACCAGCTGAAACAGCTTCATTGAATGAACCATACTGCTTTAATTGTGGGTTCATTTGCATAACAGTGTCTTTTAAAGAAGCACCAAGTGCGGTATTGTTATCTGTCAACTGATTAATATTTTCGGCAGTAACTTTTCCGGCTGCTGACATCTGACCATAAGCCTGAACGACACCTTTAAGGTTTTCTCCAGTACCACCAAATGCTTGGTTAGCTTTTACTAACGCTTCTGTTTTGCTGACCGCTGTTTTAGCACTATCTCCTAAACCAATGAACGTTGTTGAAAGTTTTAAAGTATCTTCACTATTTGCGTTGGTATCTCTAGCGAGCTTCTGCATAGAATTGCTTACATAGTCAAAATCTTTTCCATTACCTTTGAACTTCATCGTGTTCTTCAAGGCAATCATGGCTGTCTGGGTGTCCATTGCGTCAGATATCCAACCCCTTAAGCCATTGCTAACAGCACTAACAGCACTTGCACCAATTTGCCTAAATACACCTACAGCAATCTCTCTAAGACCGCTAAATCGTGACTTCATGCCATCAATTCCGCTATTAACGCCTTTAGTGTCCATTTTAGCGTCAATGTTCCAAGAGCCTGAACTAATAGCGCCCTCTACTTGCTTTATTTCGCCCTCTAGCCTGTTAGCTTGTGTTTCGGCTGTCCCTAAATCTCTAGTAAGTTGCAGCCATTTCTTTTGACCTGCTGACGTGCCTTTGTCAACCGTAGCAAGTTCTTCTTTTAATTTTGTTGCTTTGTCACGTGATAAGCCCAACTGCGTTTGTAAATTCTTTTGCAATTGTGCCATTTTTCCGGTATTTGTCGGGTCAAGTTTTAGAGCTTCACGTAAGTTTTTAGCTTCTCCTCTAAGCCCTGACATTGCGGTATTAACGCCTTTAAGTGAGTTCTCAAATTTCGTGGTATTACCGTATATCTCGACCTCAAATGTTGCATTACTTGCCATTACATACCCTTTCTTTTACGCCTTTTCTCTTTTTCTTTTTCCTCTTTCTTCTTCTCTGCAATAAGTTCGATTAATTTATAAACAAGTTCTAGTTCCATTTCCATGAACTGTGTTATATCAATTTCATTATTGCCTAAAACAGTCAAAAGTTCTAAAGTTTTATTTTCCTTTACAGTATCTTTCTTTTTCTTAATCAATGAACTAGAAGAAAAGAAGACCATATCGTCTTCCGTTTCCTCTTTTTCTTTAATAAAAACAGTCTTACAGAAGATATTGATTAACTCGTTAGTCGTAGGAAGCTCTGTTTTGTCATCTAATGCGTTTTGCAGTCCTCCGTTACAATCTACCCAAAGTATCAATAACTTGTCTGTAAAGCTCTCCATTTGCTCTGTAAAGTCATCAGGAATATATCCAGCGACAAAAGAATTTTGTAGGTCTGCAAAGTCTTTTAAATCTGTAATAAAGTCTGAACCAGTAAGTTCTAAGTATCTAATTGCATGTTTTAAAATCATTTACAGTCCTTTCAGCTCATTAAATTTCTTTCTGCCACAGTTCGACCAGTTCTTTAAGTCCTTTACCGTCAGTATCAAACTCAAAGCTAGAACGAAAGTCTGAAAAGTCACTTTTAGCTTTTACAATGTTATCTTGAAAAAGTGCTAAGTATAGACCATATTGAACAAATTCCATTACATCAGTAATTTCTCCGTCTTCTTTTTTAAGTTCTGTATCCATTGCTTTTTGTTGCTGGAAAAGGTCTTTACCTGTAATCATTTTAAATTTACGTGCTGTGCTTAATTGTTTTGCCATTTTATATATATTCCTTTACTTATTTAATTTTTAGTCTTATGAATGGTCAGTTACTGAAACCCCTGCGGTAACATCTTCATAACCGTCAGCGGAGAACGTTGCGATATAGACACCGGGCGCAAGCTGTCCATTTGTTGCGACTTTTCCTTGTGCATCTTTAATCACTGATGTTACTTTTATAGTTCCACCCTTAGAATCTTTCAAAGTGTCAGGCACTACGATTGTTCCGTCATTATTACCCTTTGTAGCAGTAGTTACATTAGGAATAACAGGAGCTACAAGTGTAATTGCACCAGCTAGAACTGTATCAGGTTGCATAATGAACAGTCCGCTTTCCATTTTCTTAGCAAAGTCTTTTGCTTGTTCTCCCCAAATTTCGTACTCAATAGCAGGGACTTTTTTATTTCCATTCAAATAAATATCTGAATCAGTTGCTTGTACTGCCAAAGTCCATTGAATAGGGTCTACACCGTCTACTGAATCTGTTTCTGATTCTTTTGTAGCTTCTGCTGTTGGTCTCAAATTTGGATAAACGACTACACGGTAACCGTCAATAAACTCTCCTGTAACTTTATCACGTTTGCGCCCTTTAATAAGATACTGAACACATTTCGTTTTCCAATTACCAGTAGGAGACCAACCCAAGCCGTTTGCTGTTCTTTGTTGACCTAAAATGTCTTCTTTAAGTGCTTGGTCTGTTTGAATAAATACCATTTCGCCTTGAAGCAAGGTAGCACCTTTTTTCACTCCATGGTCTGGTACGTCATCAGCTGGATAACTGTTAGTTTCCGCTTGGTCTTCCATTGAGCCAACTGATACTAAACCAGTTACAATTTTATGGTTAGTGAACTCTGGTTTTCCGCTACTTCCCTTGGCCATATCAGCTACGATTAGAGCTTCATTACCAAAGAAAATCTCACGTGAATTATAATCTAATTTCATTTTTTATTTTCCTTTTTATATTTTTATGCAGTACGTTTCCAATAATATATTGTTGTTGAACCAACCACTACCGAACCGATATTTTCCCATTTTCCTGTAGAATACCCTGATGATGAACTTGAAGTATTTGTGACTACCGAGCCAACTGGGTGAGCTTGAGCATAATCTATACCCATGACCGCAGGCTTAAGTAGGCCAGTAGCCCTATCAATTGATACTAACCACATTGGTAACCATTTGTAATCAGAACTTTTCTTATTAGGTTTAATGATATTACTAAACCCTACATACTTTGGATAATCATTTATTGTGACTTCGCTAGCTGAGGGCATGTATGGAGTAGCAAGAGAACCCTCCTCCCATTTATGTCCTGCGTTCCATATATCTAATCCTGTTCCGTCAGAAGTTATCTCATATCTAACAAATGCTATATCACCAGCTTTCAAAGACATTGAAAAAGTATCGACTTTCCAGTCAAAATTTGAATCCATATTAATTGTGGTAGTCTGTCCGTCTGACCGATTTCTATTTACCCACCGTCTAATAGTTCCGCCATTACCTGAGCTTTTTAAATATGATGAAAAGGTGTAAGTACCGTCAGTTGGTACTGTAAAAACTTTATAAATCCCTGGACCTTTACCAGTTCGTTTTTTAACAGTTAAGCCTTTATACGTTCCGTCAGTTACCCATCCACTTGCGTTATCCCAATTACCGCTAAAATCTTTAGTACCGTCTAACAGGTTCAAATTAGGATAAACGGTCGTGAAACCGTCCGTACCATCTGCGCTATTGGCGTATGCTATTGTATTTATAACTCCGTCAGCTGTTGAAGTACCTCCATTTGCGATTGGAAGCACACCTGAAACTCCAATATTAGTTGCATCAGCAGTCCCGTCAAAGTATTGAAATGATGAAGATTGAAGATTTACTCCGAGTTTTCTAGCTGTTGCCAGTTTGCTTGCACTTACCGCGTTGCCATTAAGTGGTAAACTGTTCGCTTGTGCTTCGGTAGCCTTTGCCATTGCATTTTTGGCTTCACTTTCAGCTTGTTTTGCTGTTTCTTGAGCAGTTGCGACATTTTTATTTGTGATTGATAAATCTGATTGTTCAGCTTTTGTTGAAATTGCAATCCCTTGCCTGCTGACATCAGCTTGTAAGTTGTTCAAGTCTGTTTGATTGGCTTTTGCTGAAATGGTTGCCGAATGGTCGTTAACAGTATGCTGTAAACTTTCTAAATCTGTTTGATTAGCTTTAGGGGAGTAATCTCCGTTACTCATAAGAGAAATATTACTTGTTAAAATCTTTACTGAATTTATTAGTTCAACAACTTCCGATTCACTTGCATTGCTTGCGATTGCGTCTAATAGCGATTTTATAGTAACTAAATTTTCAGGACTAATACCAAATGCTTCTACTTCATTTTTAAGCTCTGTCATTGCACTTTGTAAGCTAGTCATATCAGCTAAATTTGCTTTAAGCTCAATATTGCTCTTGTTTGATTCAGTTTGAGCATGTAAGTCATTCAACTCACTACGCATTACTTGTGGCATATTTTCCAATAATAATTTTGTAAAATCATCAATCTTATTATTTACTTCTTGAGCTAAACTTGTAACTGTAGAATTATCTGATATAAATGTTAAATTCTTACTGACAATAACTTGCTCTTTATCTTCATTAAGAAGAATCAAGTTCGCTTCAATAACTCCAGCTTTTGTCATTTCGGTAGGAATTACCAAAATAAACTCTCCTTTAGTTAAGTTTTCGGGAGGAATCATAACAAAACCGGAATTACTGCTATTAGTATATTGATATGTAAGTTTTAATGAATGGCCAGTCAAATCAATTTCGCCTCCATTATCAATTATTTTAACTGACAATGTTCTAGCGTTGACGTCACCTTGCATTATTTGAATTGGTTGTGGGAAGTCTTTATTGACCGTATCCCATACAATCGCTCTATTTTTAAAATTATCTAAACTCATTAAAAAATACCATTATTGTTAATTTCAATCAAATGTAATTAAACCACTTTCTACTTTTATAATTTCATTGAATTAGCATAATTAGCGCCTTTTTTCAATGTTGTTTTGACGTCTTGCATACCTTTTTTTTCAACTAAGAAATACATGCCATGATAACCGCTGGTGTAACTAGCTCTAGTCCCTGCGTTTACTACTACTTTATCGCCTTTTTTAACTTGCTTTAAGTTTCCTGACAATTGCCCAGTATTTTGATATCTTGCATAAGTATAGGTATGACCATGACTTCTGATTAATCTAGTTCTTCGGCTTGCGCTATTTGCTTTTGCCTTAAACTCTGCTTCAAACCAATCGCCCATGCGTTCTGTTACTTTAGTTTGCATTTCTTTAGCTATGCTTACTGTACTAAGTAAATTTATTGCCATGCTTGACCACCTGCACCACAAGGCAAATAAACAGTTCCAGTATAATTGTACAAGTGGCTATTCTCTGACCAGTTCGTCATATTCCAACCGTTTTGTAAAACATTTCCTACTAGTCCTACAAGTTCATCGTCAACATCTTTAACAGATAAAACAACTTGATAATAGTAACCCATGACAAAGCTCGTATTATCCATTTTAAGCACCTTTGAGTCACTAAGTGATAAATATACCGTCTTGTCTTCTATCGTGTCCTTAACGCCTAAAATAACGTCATTTAAAGGCATTGTAAGTAAATTGTTGTACCAATCTATATAAGAATCAAATTCCATTGCTCACTAATCCTTCTAAAATCATCTTGTTATTTTTAGGGTTTCTTTCCCATGTTGTACGCTTGAAAGTTTCGCCTTTTTCGTCTAAGAAATAGTTGAAAATTAAGTCTTCCATTTCTCCGATTCCGTTAAGCTCATATCTTACGTTTTTACCTAAACCAATCATAGAAAACTCATCTAGTCTTGACTGATTAATTCTCTGTTTAATTGCTGGTAAAGTGATAGGCTTTATAATATTATCTTCTGCACCGTTCTTCTTCTTAACAGTCGTTTCAACTTGCAATGTTACTTGTGAAAATATCATTAAATACCTCCATAATACATTAACTCTTGCAAAGAAGCCAAACGTTTCATTTCAGCATTTCGCCATTGTTCTGCTGGTTCATCAACAATATTAAGCCGACAATAGCAAGAGATAAAGTCTTTCACTAATACACTTGTTTCGTCAGCTTTAATACCATTTTTTTCTAGCAATTTAATAGCTATTGAACGGAATAAGATAAGTTTACTATCATAAGCTGTTACTAAAATCGGAATACCACAATAGACCTTAATATAATCTATCATTTACTTCCTCCATTTTATTCTTATGAAACTGTAATTACTGCACCAGCGTTATAAGTTTCAACATGACCGCTTGTTAGTGTTTCCACCAAAATCATGTTGCTGTTAGTTTTCCATTCAAAGGCATCAACTTTTGTAAGGTCTTGCATGTCAATGTGATATTTTTGGTCTACCAATACAGTAGGTTTGAGTGCTTTTGAACCTGTGTAGACAATAATTTCATCTACTCCAACTTCAGAAGCAATTTCAGTATCATCATTTTTAATACGAACATGAGCATTTGCAGTTGCTTGACGTAACTCATCTAACAAGGCTTTACGGTCTTCTGCTTTAACAATCAAATAACGACGACCAGCAGTAGGACGAACAAAGTCAACCGCTTCTTCAATAGCGTTAGCAAATGGAGTTGTTCCAGCTGATTTAGCTTTTGTAGTAATTTTTTTGATTTTTTTGACGTCTGCTTCTTTGTCGATTGATTTAAAACCGTTTGAACCGTCACCCTCAACAAGAGCAAGGTCAACAATTTTGTTTACAATGGCTTGCGTAAGTTCAGCTACAATCAAATTGTAAAGTTCAGAATATGACATTTGAAGTCGTTTAACACGTTCAGCAAGTGATTGCAATTTATAAACCATTACAGGTTCAAGAGTGTCAATAGTGAGTGTGGCTGCCTGCTCTGTTTTTGTTTGTCCGTCTTTGTGGACTTGTGCTTCTGCTGATGAATCAAATGAGCGTGACACTAGCAAAGCACCGACATTTGTAACGTGGAAAACTTTGAATACTGGGTTAGTATTTAACAAAGCTGTGTTGATTGACTCAACCAATTTGCGTGGAAGTTGGAAAGTTGTATCTGTGATAGTTACACCATTTTCAGCAAGTTTTGCGTTCCAAGCGTTTTTAATTTCTGATTTTCCAGAGTTCTTTTTCAATACATCAAAAAATTCTGTTACAGCGTTTTGTGATTCAATAAAGTTTGTCATTTTAGCTTTTCCTTTTGGTTTTTCTTCCTGTGCGTTAAGTTCGTTCTCAATTTTGATAATTTCAATTGAATTTTCTGAAAGTGTTTTTTCTAATTCTTGTACTTTTGGCAAGTCTTCAATTGCGTTTTTTACTTCAAAACCGTTAATTTGAGATTTTAAAGATACGTTATTTTCTTTAAGTTCTGCTAAGCGGTTTTGTTTTTCAATTAAATCAGGTTTATTCATATTTCTTTTTAATATCCTCAATTTCTTTCAAAGCGTTACGGCTTTCAATAATTTTGTTGCGTTCTTCTGTAAGTTCTTCGCCTAAGGCATTTTGAATAAATTTTGCGTTAGGGTCTGCTGGTACTGAAACAAGAGAAATTTCTTTAAACTGTGCTTTATTTACAACTAGAGCGTCATTATCATCAAAAGTATAATCTGTGATGTAATAGGCAATTGATAGTGAATCAAACGCTCCATTTTCAACAGCCTTGTTAATGTTTGGTGCATTGTCATAAAGCGTAAAGTCAGTCAGGTATTTATTAGAAGCTAAGTCATAATAAACTTTCGCGTCCCCAATGACTTCACTTGAGCCTGAACCATGTTCGTATAGCAATGGATATCGTTCTCTAGCGAACTCGATACAGTTAGGTGTCAAGATAATACCGTTAAGGTTCTCTACGCCAACTTCTGACCCAATACCTTGGAACGACTTAGAACCGTCCTCGTTTTCAGTTACTTTAATTTCAGCACTATTGGTTATTAGTTTCATCTGTGCTTGCTACGTCCTTTCTACTGCCTTGTAGGTCACTTAGATTTTTAACAGCAACTGCATTAAGGTTAGCTATGTAAATATCTCCACCCTCGATTGGTTGCTCTCCCATTTTAACAAGAAGCTGATTCTGTGTAAAAATAGGCCCATTAATATTTTCGTGATACAAGTCAATTAATTCTTTCAAAGTTGCAAACTTGAATAGCTGGTTGTCTACAATTATGCGTTCATAATATAAATTACCCTTAACTACTCGTCTGCGGTTTGTTGAAATCAGTTTATAAGTCAGTTCCTTTTCAAGTTGAATCAGTAAAGGAATGATAGTAGAGTTATAAAAATAAATTTGTTGTTCTTGCGTAGCAGTACCAAGCAAAATATTTTCATTCATAAAGTAACCTGTCAAAAGTTCCGATTTAATAAGTTCAATTTCATCTTTATTTAAAACAGAGTAATCTTTTTTAAGTTCTACAATTTCTGTCTTGTTATCAACTGGTGTCAAACCGTTGTAACTAGAACCTTCTTGCATGTTCTTTATTGTTGCTAGTGCTTTTTCTCGATACTCCTGTGTATTATCAATATCAAGAAAGGCATTAATTTTCAATAAACCACGCAATTTACCTTGTTCCAGCTTAGTTTGAATACTAGCTAGAGCATTATCTAAAATACTTGTGTCTTCATTGATATAAAAAGGACTGACAAGCCTTACTAATTCTTCAGGCTTATATTCTTTTTTGTCGTTAGCAAATAGTAGGTCTAATAGTTCGCCTGTTTCACTATCAAATATAGGGTACAGGTCAACATAGCGCGTGCATAGCAACTTTTTAATTACTTTCTGCCAAAACTCCATGCTATTATGTTCGCCCTTATAACTCCAATTGAGGACCTCATCTAAATCAGAACCTGCCATACTAATCAAAGTATCAGAACCAACATCAGACTTTTTATATTTAACATGATTAAATTCTACTTTTGTTATTTCATTAGCGATTTTATTATGAATGTTAGTCACAAAGGCACTTGTATATTCTACCGCTTCGTTTTGCCACGCTGTAACTCTTTGAGTATCATTATTTAGTTTCCCACGTGAAAATGATACTACTTTTCCGAATAAGTTCAATTTTTCCCCTTTCTACCATAAACTAACGCCTTTCCCTCGTTTATACTCGCCTGTTTTCTTGTTATGGCAAGACTTACAAAGGAGTTGTAGGTTATCAGGGTTCAGCGCTATTTTCCAATCATCAAGGTTTTCCCACGTTAGTTCTACAATATGGTCTACCTCGTATTTTTTAGCACCGAATGCACCACATCTTACGCAAGTCATCTTATCACGTTGCCTTACATAATCACGGACTGACAACCATTCTTTTTTATTATACCAGCCACTTTCTCGAACTGTGTCAACATTATACTTCATCTGACACCGCCATTTCTAATGCCATTGTCAAAGCCACAGTAGGGTCAATTTTATCTTTTTCAAGTTTTTTAGTATACATATAGTCCCCACTTTGTCCGATTTTAACAGCAGTATTATTTAAAGCCCACTGCATGACTTTTTGGTTATGGATAAGTTTATTTTCTACTAACTTAGATTTTAATAGCTTGATGTAGTCGTTCATTGAGAAACCTTGTCGAATTGCTCTTTGGTTGTCTCCGTCTTTATCAAAGAAGTAACGTTCAATCAGCCCTTTTAAAATTTCATATCGTGCTGGGTCATAACCGATTTTTCTAAGTCTACACCCTGTCTTACTTCTAAAGTCATTAATATATGGTATTAAGTCATTTACGTTAATATATTCCGTATCAAGTAAGATTAATTCTCCCCTGTCAACGAATTCAGTCCATAGTTCTTGCTGTTCTGTGTCCAGTTGCTCATATTGCGACCGTACAGAGAAAGTAAGTGTATGGCTGTAAGTTTTACCCTCTAACTCACAAACGAACGATACAGCGGTTAAATCGCCAATTAGTGATAAGTCAATTCCGACATAAGTTCTATTTTTATTAAATACAGATAAATTAAATTCTGTTAGTTTAGTATCTTGCGGAGTGAAGTAGTAAGCTGTGTCCTGCATAGGTAAGCCCATATTAAACGCTAAGAACTTATTCTGTAACGCTGGGTCTCCTTGTGCAAGTTCATACTCTTCAATAACTCCTGACCACTTAGGAACATCGCCAATAAGCGGTAAAGCCATAGTCCAATTCTTTTTATCTTTAACCTGCTCATGATTTTCTAGCATGTAAAGCAAGCCGAACGACCTATCATTGTAAAATTCTTCTTCTGATTTGAAGCGTTCAACAAGTTTATCATATAAACCGTCTCGTTTAAGTCCACCAGAAGTAATGTAAATACTTTGCCAGTTATCTTGTTTTTGGCGTGACCCTTTATTGACTGATTCTGTTATATCTTCGCCATAGGTATGAACTTCATCAAATATATTCAGCGAACTGTTCCCACCTTGCGCCCTCAAAGTATCATTTGTTTGCTTTTTGAAAGTGGTTTTAAATGCTGTAAATTCTAGCCCTTGTTTCGTACTCTTGAAAATCTTGTTTTCGTTGTACACCCTTAAAGTGTCGCTTGCTTCCGTTTGATTCCGAACTTGGTCAAATACGTGTCTAGCCTGTGTATTATCGTATGCAATAACCAAGCTCTCTCCACCGTATTGTCCGCCTAAAATCATCCAGTTAAGCACGCGCGTAGCCATTAAACTAGACTTACCAGAGCCACGCCCTAGATTAAGGAAAATTTCATTGATTAAATTGACTTGAACGCCTTTTTCATCAACCATATCATAACCAAGCATTAACTCATACCAATATTTTTGCGTAGGGTGTAGCTTTATTTTCATCAAATTACCAGTAGTTAGATAAAAGTTGTCTTCTATCCACTCGATAGCTTGAGTTACACGGTCATAGCGATAAATATATTTTTTATGAATTCTAATTTGCTTTTGAATAGTTTTGCGCATATATTTATTTAGCTCTATGCCATGTTCTTTATTATAAGCCAGCATTTGATTCATGTAATACATCTATTCAAACCCTTTCGGCACTTCAATTTTTGGAGTTTCGTATTTACTTAGTTTATAGTCATCAAGTTCTTCAATCTTAGCTTTAAGGTCATGAGCGCTTGATTCTTCCTGTTGCAATCTCCGCCATTCAGTAGGGTTATAAAGTTCAGGGTTACCAGCCTTAGCAACCATCATCGCTACTAAGCTATCTTTATCCAGTTCTTTTTCTTTAACCTTTACTTTTTCAACGTTTCCGTCAGCGTCATAGATTGTTTCTGTTTCCTTTAGCGTTCTGACCGTCAGTTTGCTCGCCAAGGCACTTTCAGCTAGTTCTAATAGATTTCCCCTAGCGATACCTTTAGCTTCGTCATACGCCTTTATATTGTCATCTCGCCACTTTCTAAAAGTTTTAGCCGAACAATGCAAACTGGTGTAGATTTCTCTGTCATTGCAACCTGATTCAATTTTATCAATGATTTGACTAAAAAGCGGTTCTTCATACATCTTAGGTAAAATCGTGGGCCTGCCACCGTTTTGTGTTTGCATATTGTCCTTTCTTTTAAATGTGGTTATATCGTTTAAAGCCTATATTTTCGTTCCTGTGAGCGTTAAGTTAATTAGACTTGAATTATATCGCAATGATATAAACACGCTCATACGAGCCAAAATATGAGCATATAGCCCTATGATTTAAGATTTAGCAAGATTGTACTAGATTAAAATAGATTAAATCAGATTGAACCAGCTAAAACTTTTCTTTTTGATTTTTTGGGGGATTCGCAGCCGGGAGTCCTTTGTG